GAAAATAATAGATTTAGAAGTTAAATCAAATATAAATGATATTGGAAACTCAGTTGGTAGTTTAAAATCTCAATTAAGAAACGCTCAAGCTGAGGTCGCTGCATTATCTGACAAATTTGGAGATACTTCAAAAGAAGCTATTGCTGCTGCAAGGAATGCTGCTATATTAAAAGACAAAATAGGGGATGCAAAATCCTTAACTGATGCATTTAATCCTGATGCAAAATTTAGAGCATTAAGCGGAACTTTAACGGGTGTAGCTGGTGGATTTTCTGCTGTAACGGGTGTAATGGGTGCGCTTGGTTCAGAAAGTAAAGACGTTGAAAAAGCTATCTTAAAGGTTCAATCTGCAATGGCAATTGCAAGCGGATTACAAGCGGTTGGAGAAAGTGTCGACCAATTTAAACAATTAGGTGCGGTATTGAAAAATACAACAGTTGTACAAAGAGCATTAACGGTGGCAACAACTACTTATAACTATGTAAATGCAGCAACAACGGTAGGATTGAAATTATTAAGAGGTGCTTTAATAGCAACTGGAGTGGGTGCTTTTGCGGTTTTACTGGGCGTTGTAATTGCTAATTTTTCGGAAATTAAAGCCACTATATTAAGAGTAGTTCCAGTATTAGGAAAAGTAGGGGACGGAATTATGTACGTGGTTCACGCTATAACTGATTTTATAGGGGCAACTTCAGAATCAGAAAGAGCAGTTGATAAACTATCAAAAGCAGCTGCAAAATCATTAAAAAATAATGAACAATATTTAAAAGAACACGGTTCACAATTAGACGAATATACTAAACAAAAAATAAACGCTAAAAACGAGTATTATAAATTAGTTGAGGAAGATGGAAAAAACCAAAAAGCGTATGCTGAGGAATTAAATAGAAAATTAAAAAATATAGATAACGAAAGGTTAAAATCTAAAAAAGAAACTAAAAAAGAGGAAGTAAAAGTTGTTAAAGAGGTTAATAAAGAAATTGACGCTGAGGAACAAAAAAGACTAAACGACAATTTAGAGTCTGCAAAAACCGCAATGGCTATTTTAGACGAATTAGCTAAATCGAAAGAAACTCCAGCTCAAAAAGAATTAAGAGAATACCAAGAAAAGAAAGCGGTTTTAGAAGCAAATAATTTAGACACTACAGAATTAACAAATGCTTTTTTAATAAAACAAGCGGATGATGAATATGCTATTCACGAAGAAACTTTAGCAAAGAAAAAAGAACAAGCTAACAAAGAAATAGAAATTGATAAAGCTGTTTACGATGCAAAAAAATCTATTCAAGATGGAACTTTTAATAATATTTCTGCTGGTATTGGATTACTAAAAGGATTATTTGAAAAAAATAAAGGGGTTCAAAAAGCGTTATTGATTGCTGAAAGCGCTGCTGGTATTGCTAAAATCGTTATTAATACACAAGCTGCAAATGCTGCTGCTAAATTAAAATATGCTTTGTTGCCTGGTGGTATTGCTTTGGCTGCTGCTGAATCAACTATGAATAATGTAAGTGCTGGTATTGGAATAGCTACTAATATAGCTGCAACTGCAAAAGGATTATCTGCCTTAGGAGGTGGCTCAACTGTAAGTGTTGGTACTGGTTCAAGTGGTGGAGGTTCTGCACCCGCACCACCATCATTTAATGTTGTTGGAGCAAGCCCAACGAATCAATTAGCACAAACGATAGGTAACAAAGAACAACAACCTATTAAGGCTTATGTAGTTAGTTCAGATGTTTCAACTGCTCAGAGTTTAGATAGGAATATTATTTCGAGTGCCTCAATAGGATAAACAAAAATTAACAAAATTTATTTTAAAAATATGATAAATGGATTTGTATATAAGTGGACTAACATAGAAAATAATATGACTTACATTGGCTCTCACAAAGGAGAAGTTAATGATGGTTATATTGGTAGCGGAATTTATTTTAAAAGAGCATATAATAAAAATCCAACTTCATTTAAAAGAGAAATTTTATATAATGGATATGATTATTTAGAGCTTGAAGAATTTATATTAAAAACTTTAGACGCTATGAATGATAAAAAAATGTATAATTTAAAAAATGATGCGGTTGGTGGATGGGAACACATATATAGTAATATTGAATTAGTTAATAAAAAAAATAGAAGAATTTCAGAATCAAAAAAAGGTAAAGTATTTAAACATTTAGAATACGATAAAAATGGGGTTAATAATCCTATGTTTAATAAAAAGCATACCGAAGAATCTAAAATTAAAATGTCAAATTCAAGATTAGGAAAATGTTATTTTTCTAAAAAAATAATAGAAAGAACAGAAAATAAAATATTCGATTCAATTACAGATTGTGCTAAATATCATAATATTAATCAATCTACAATGAGTGTTTTAATAAGAAATAAAATGATAAATAGAGGGAATTGTAAAAATAAAATATTTGATTATGTTTAGAATAGTAGAATTAGTTATAGACGAAAAAGAAAAATTAGCAGGAATAGATGCGGTTTCAATTGTTGAATTTCCAGCCATAGAATCGAATTTCATTGCGTTAAGCGAACACTTAGAACTTGCTAAAGTTGACGACGAAAAAAAAATATTGATGGGCGCTGCATTAATCCCAAACAAAAATATTTATCGTAAAAACGGAAAAGACGAATATTATATTTTCTTTTCAGACGAAACGGTTAGAAAAGCAAGTGAATTATTTTTAATAAATTCAAACCAAAATAATGCAACGTTAGAACACGAAAAAAAACTAACTGATTTATCAATAGTTGAAAGTTGGATTGTTGAAGATACTGATATGGATAAGTCAAAAAAGTATGGTTTGAATGTTCCAATAGGTACTTGGATGGTTTCTATGAAAGTTAATAATGATGTTATTTGGAATGATTTTGTAAAGACTGGAAAAGTTAAAGGCTTTTCGATTGAAGGAATTTTTGCTGACAAATTAGAAATGAGTTTACAAGTTGAAAAAGATAATGAACTAATAGAAAAAATTAAATCAATTATATTAAAAAATGGGAAATAAAACAAGTTCGCCAAAGGGCGGTAAAAGAGGATGTTTGTGTAAAGACGGCACTTACAGTTCGGAATGTTGTCAAGGAGAATTATCAGAGCAAGGTATTGGAAGTTTAATACAACACTCAATTTCGGAGGTTAATAACACAAACGAACCAAGAACAATTAATTCAACAAACGGTTAAAAATATAACAAATAGTTATATAAATAATTATAATAAAAAATATATAATATATGAACGTATTAAACGAAATCAAAACTCTTTTGGGAATGGAGGTTAAACTCGCTCAAATGAAACTTAAAGATGGGGTTACGGTAATCGAAGCAGAATTATTTGAACCTGAACAGCCAGTCTTTATTGTAAACGGCGAAGAAAAAATTCCCGTGCCAGTTGGGGAATATGAACTTGAAGACGGAATGCTTTTAGTCGTATTAGTTGAGGGTGTAATTGCTGAAATTAAAGAATCAGTAATTGAAGAAGAAGCCCCTGAAGTTGAAGTAGAAATTGAAGCGCAAACTGAAACTCCTACTACTCCAAAAAGAATTGTAGAATCAGTTTCAAAAGAAATGTTTTTTGCTGAAATTGAAAAATTAAGAGCCGAAATTGTTGAGTTAAAATCAATGAAAGAAGTTGTTAAAGAAGAACTTAGTGCAGTTGTCGAACCATTAACACACTCGCCTGAAGTTAAAATTGAAACTAAATTAAACAGAATTTCACCTAACCGCCAATTAACTACTCAAGATAGAGTTATGGCAAAACTTTTTAATAAATAAATTATGGCTACTACTACATCAATCAGTACTACTTATGCTGGAGAATTTGCTGGAAAATACATTTCGGCTGCATTACTTTCAGGTTCAACTATCGCAAATGGAGGAATCGAAGTTATGCCAAATATTAAATACAAGCAAGTAATCAATAAAATGGCAACTGACGCTATTATTGCAGACGCTACTTGTGATTTTACCGCTACTTCAACTGTAACTCTTACAGAAAAGATTTTACAACCTGAGGAATATCAAGTGAATTTGGAACTTTGCAAAAAAACGTTTCATTCAACTTGGCAATCTGTTGAAATGGGATATAGCGCATTCGATGCTTTGCCTACAAGTTTTGCTGACTATCTTTTAGCTCACGTTTCTGCTAAAGTAGCTGAGAAAACAGAAAACAACATTTGGAAAGGTGTTACTGCAAACGCTGGAGAATTTAATGGTTTTGCTACTTTGTTATCTTTGGATGCTGGCTTACCAGCTGCTCAAGAAATTGCTGGTACAACTGTTACCGCTGCAAATGTTATTGCTCAAATGGGATTAGTTGTTGACCAAATTCCAGCTTCACTTTACGGAAAAGAAGATTTGTATCTTTATGTTTCTCAAAATGTAGCACGTGCTTATGTTAGAGCTTTGGGTGGTTTTGGTGCAAGTGGATTAGGTTCTAACGGTACAAACGCACAAGGTACACAATGGTACAATAACGGTTCACTTTCTTTTGACGGTGTAAAAATCTTTGTTGCAAATGGACTTGCTGCTAATACAATGGTAGCTGCTGAAAAATCAAACTTGTTTTTCGGAACTGGACTTTTAGCTGACTCTAATGAAGTGAAAGTCATTGACTTAGCAGACATCGACGGAAGTGAAAATGTAAGAATTGTAATGCGTTTTACCGCTGGTGTTCAATACGGAATCGTTTCTGATATTGTTACTTACGGAATTGTGAACGCTGCTAATTAGTAATTGGTAGCATATTAAATTAGGGGGTTTAAAAGCCCCTTTTTTATTAATCTTTAAAATATAAAAATATGGCTTGTGATATAGGTTCAGGAATGGCTATTCAATGTAAGGACAGCGTAGGAGGATTAAAAGCGGTTTACTTCGTCAATTGGGGTGATGCAACAACGGTTACTTATTCGGCTACGGCTGGGCAAGAAGATGTAATTACAGCATTAGGAGGTACTCCTATTGGTTATAAATATGAATTAAAAGGTACGAGTTCATTCGAGCAAACGGTTACAAGTTCAAGGGATTCAGGAACTACATTTGTAGATCAAAAATTATCTTTGGATATTAAAAAATTAACAATTGACGGTCATAAAAGTTTGAAACTATTAAGTTACGGACGTCCTCAAATTATTGTAGAAGATAATAATGGAAACTATTTTATGGCTGGTTTGACTAAAGGGATGGATTTGACTACTGCTTCAGTTTCAACGGGTGCAGCAATGGGCGACGCTTCTTCTTATAAAATGGAATTTCAGGGAATGGAAAAAATAGCGGCTAATTTTATTCAGGCTCCATTATCAGGAATACTTGCTTCAATTGTAGAAGGAGTTTAATTTTTTTTATTTGTTTTTTTTAAAAGGTGTACTTTAATTAGTATGCCTTTTTTTATGGATTATAATTTTTCAATTTCTTTTTTTACTTCTTCTAAATAACTACTTTTTTGTCCTTCATTAGTTCCTTGAATTTTCCAAAGTGAATCCATTATTAATTGCATTTCGTCGGCTGCTATTAATGCACATTGTTTAGCTACCATTATTTTTGTGCTTGGCGCTCCTACTAAATCATAGTCTATATCATAATGAAATTTATCTACTAATTCTATTGCTTTTTGTTTAGGTGTTTTCATAGTTTTTTTTACAAATATATAAAACATTTTATTTAAAACAATTACGTATTTAAATTATTATTATAAAAAAATATTATGATAATCTTAAAACAACAAATAGAAGCGCAAACA